TCTGAACAATATTTAAATCGACGTCGCGATCACGTAAAAAGTGACCAAGATTCATACTATACAAAATAGGCATATTTTATGAACCGCGAATAAAATTATGTGAAATTGCTTAAATTTTTCTATATTTTGATATTTTATTGTATTCGGCCTCTTCGGGGTTTAAAAACCAAATCTTACCCCCTGTTTTTTCGGTCGTGTGGTGACGCAATATGATTTCAACGATTACACACAATCCTAATTGCATGGTTTCCTTGGTATTATCCAATGTGTATATGGTCGACCCGCCGGCATCGGGTGTTTCCAATATCTCGTTCAAACGCTTTATGATATCTCCTTTCCCCGGGGTTTGTCCGCTCAGTCTGGTTCCCGTATTATTTTGCATTTGGGTGACGTCTTTAATACGGAATACCATTTCCTTTCCAGTTCGAAACATGTCTATGAATCCGATAATTCTAGAAAAGTTCGCACTTTCGCGCTTAAACTGCTTATTCAATAATCCGGCCTCCTCAAAATTACGTATATCTTCTGGTTCTGCCGGAATCCAATTTGTTGGATCGTCGGATGATTGCATATACAAATCCCATGAATTCTTACCCGCCAACATAAATAACGATTTATTGCGTAAGGTCATCATTTTCGTGTCTAGATAGGTTTTAATCGCGGTCTCAGTTTCGCTGAAACCAGATTCTGGGCGTATCTTGGTATATAGATGAGATATCACAGCCAATTTTTCATCAGGCATCAGCATATCTATATTGTGACGTATAAAATGGTCGACCAAATCGCCCAAGCCAATTTGATGAACGGTTTGCAAGTGGTTTACAACTCGGCTCGCGTGTTTATACCAGTCCTGTTCTCCCTGTTTAACCGTCTGCTGCGTAGTTGCGGCAGATACATTAGCCTCGATCGATTTCAATATTGTCTCGTAATTGGACGTTTCCGATTTTTCTGCGACGGACTCTTGGGTCTTCGACGGAAATTCTTTCGGTATTTCCATAGATACCGAATAATTTTTATAATCGATGGGCACCGATCGTTCGAACACAGTAACATTTTCATCATTTATCTCAATCGGCTGAAATGCATATAACTCATGTTTATTTACCATATTTCCACGTCTTCCGTATCGGTCAAACAAATATTCTGTTTTATTTTTCACAAACGCGGTGAGTGCGGCGTAAATTTGGGTGATCGGATATTGTTTTGTAATATTAATTTGTTCGATTAGTTCTGTTAGTGAGTATACGGCTTCTCCCTTGGATTCGTCTCGGAATAACTGGCGTATTCGTCGCATAATACGGTCATTATTCGACTGGGCATACTGCATTGAATATGTTTCTTGGACATTTTCCCGCGCGATTTTCTTACCTGCGTTACATTGAAATTCGCAGTTGTCCATATAATCACATAAATCTGTGTGTGGACGATCCCCAATATTATACGGAATTACTAACCGGTCGGTAGAAAGTTCGATCTGTATCTTCTGATTTGACGCAAGTTCGAGCAATTTGTCTACCGTAAAATTCGTTTGTTTAATATTTAACGCACAGTCTACCGCGGTTTCCTTCAATATACGCGTGACTTCACCAATCCTTTCCGCTTTTTTCTTGGCTAATCGGTAAACATACACATCTGTTGCCTCCTCGGTCGGGGACCCCTTTAATATAGACCCGTGCATATAAATTTCAACATTTCGCATCTTAAACGGTAGACGACAATGACTCAAATTACGAACGCCGCGGCCAATAACTTGTTCAATACGGTTCATATTATACCAAGGTTCCAAAATGTGCAACTGTCTAATACACTTGAAATCCAAACCCTCTGATCCCGCCTTGGAAATTAACACGACCTTGACCATCTCACCGTTCTTATTCATCAAACCGGTAATATCTTTCATATCTGCCGCATTTTGTGGTGAATATGATTTATCGCCCGTAATCATCACGTATTTCGCTGGTCTAAATCCGGTAGGCGTCTTACTTTTGGGTAGCATTGTAAGCGCATTTATGGGTTCAACCGGCGGCTGGCGAAACAGTGAACGCGTGTTCGCCGACGTCCCGTGGCGTGTAAAGCCCATTTCTTCAAGTGCGAGAGCCATGGGGACAATTCCACCATCAATATACTGGGAATAAATCATTACAATCCCAGTAGAATGGCGAATAATTTCACATATACGGGCAATTTTCGCACTATATTTTGAAATTTCNGANGGNCTAAAAATACGACCGTATTTTTGTTGTATTTCGGGTCGATATTCAAAATTATATTTTGCGGGATTCTTGGTCATAGACTCGTCGGTATAGGTCATAACCGTATTCATCCCACGTTTGCCGACCATGGTTGCTCGAGGATCCTTATTGTCTTCATCGATCACGGTTAGATCCGCCGTCAGTTCGCCACGTTCAATCTGGGCGTCCAAGTTCGCACTCGGGTATACCATGTTCAATGCCTCAATTGGTGTCTGTAAACGACGAAATCCAAACTTGTCGAGATCCTCGAAATTTTGTGTCGTATTCGTATTCTGCTCAATATCCTTACGTATTCCGCGAATTACCAAATTATATGCCTTCTCTTGGTAATCTTCCAAACTGGTAACATAAAGGGGCATATTTTTCAAAGGGTCGTCAATATCACGGCCGTTTAATTGTATAGTAGGCAAGGTGACCTGTTTTACAACGGTTCCCATTAACGTCTGACCCGCACGAAGTAAACTGCTGGCCACTTCTACCGGACCTTTAAATGTGCGTTCCTGTGCAAATGTCTCAGGATATATACGATAGGGAAAGGTATACGGGTTTTCACCCCGGACATACGAGACATACCCAATCAATTTCCGATGGAGCAATTCTCGGCCTCCTTCCTCGATTATTTTTCCACTCGAGTCCATTTTTGGCTCTTTGAGTTTACCGTCGGCGGTGAATACTTCATCTTCCGAGATCAATCCGCGTTTATCATTCGCATTCATTAAATTTACTAACCATATGATTTCTGTATGGGAATTATACATAGGTGTAGCGGATAGCAATAATAATCTCATATTTATGCAGTGCTTGGCGAGCTTTAATAAATATTGAGCCGTTTTACCGTCGGTATTATCTTTTGCGAGACGAATATTATGAACTTCGTCAATGATAATCATTCGATTATTAAAAAATTTACGCATATTGAGGACCTCCTGTTTATGCGCTTCTTCCGGACTATATTTCGCATCTGCTGGTAACGCCGTTTTTTTACGTATATAATTAGCCAATTCTACATACCCCATAAAAACATAGTATTGATTTATAATTGTTTTTATTTGACTAATCACCTTTTCCTTAGGAAGACCCTTCAAACTCGTCGGATTGACCTCTTTCACCAAAGAATTACCAATGCATGAATCAATATTCCATACACCGTCGACTTCCCTCAATCGGCGCTCGTCGAATAATTGTAATTTAAAATTAGCTTGGACATTCGGTGCGGCAACCACAATAATACGTTGTTTAATACCAACTTGCTTCATGTATGCTCGCATTTCTTCTGCTATTCCAATCGAACTGCACGTTTTACCGCTTCCCAGTCCATGATATAACAACAAACTATTGTAGGGTGTTTGAAAGGATAAAAAGTTTTTAACAAAAAGTTGATGAGGGAGCAATTCAAACTCGGCTTCGCACATTTTATCTGCGTATGATTGAATGTCGCGTATTTCGCCATCATATCGTGTCTCGTCAAACTCGTCGCGTATTGCGATTTTAGCGGCGAATGCTGGATCGTTGACCGATGGATATAAGAATGATTCTTCCGAATCCTTTTCGGCGTTTGCATCATACTCCATTTTTTCTTGTTTTCTGCGATGCATATTCGTATTCTTGGACAAAACCGCAATTGAAGTGTCTGTATTAATGGGAGTAGAATCGGTAGATGACGCTATATCTGGAACACTCACCGACGCTTCGGTTCGCCCCAGACCCGCGTCTTCGGATATCAATCCTATAACTGCGGTCTGCTTTGCTTCACCTACGGTTTCATCTATTTTATCCGGGACATTTACAGTCGCCACAACTTCCGGCGGTTTGACCGTTTCAACGAACGGTTTTATACATTCTCCGGCCGGATTCGATTGCGTCCCGGGTGGACAATTTATGCGTGGTGGACGACGTATTTTTATAGTTTTTCGTTTTATATTAGTAGACGGAATGATATTCGGTTGTTCCATCGCAATATACGTATATACATTAGACGTATATTTCGATTCCTTCATTTTACCATGCAAATGGTTATTTCGGTTGCCGTCGACTGAGTTCACTAAACTCCTTCGGCTAACGTGTTAGGTGTTATAAATTTTCAATCGTAGTTTTTTTACCATGGCATTCGCGACATAATGCGACTAAATTATCAACGTGATTACTTCCGCCATATTCCAACCGAATTTTATGATCAACTTCAAACCAGGCATTCAGTTGTTCGTTGCATTCTCCGCATTTCCAATTCTGTCTAGACGCAACAAACTTTTTCTTGGTTTCACTGACGGACCGCTTTGTGCTTTTTTTACCGGAATGCATGATGCGTTCTTCTTGTCGTATTTGCCGGTTTGGTATTTGCACGACATCGTGATCCCCTCCCCCGTTTTGAAAACTATGTTTTGATGTAAAATCCAAGATGGGCGACAACATAGAAGTTGTATTTTTATCTACGGGCAAATATTTCAAATATTCATTCGAAGTCACCAAAATATTTTGCGCGTTGGCGGGATTTTTTTTGATTAATACGTATAATACAAATGCACCAAATACAACCCCGCCCATTTGAAACTGCTTTTTATACATCATTATATTTTTTGTATACTTGCCGTCAGTATACATATGAAATAGTATACCTCCTGTGATTAAAATTAACCACAATTCAACCCGCATATTTATATTGTAGGTATAAAATAGTCGGGCCCAATGTTTTGGATGAAACATCAGTTACATGTTCATCAATATAACATAGCAATAAACACAATGCATATCACTGTGAAGAATGCGATAATATATTCTCTCTTAATATGAAATTGTTCCGACAGTTTAATCTGTTTCGGCTTATAATGTGCTTTATATTGATCCAATGCTTCAAATAATGTAATCTCCTCTTTTCCAAGAATGCGGTTTATACGATTATGTATGAAATGGACCCATCGGATAAAGGAATCTCGATTATCTAAATAGGGGGAAACTGGAAATCGGTCCAATAAAGATATAAAATGATTGCCTATTTCGGGGTTGGGAATAAATAGCGGGAGGTTCTGTATGAAATCATAGTATTTGCGTTTCGTAACAGAATTTGGGGTAATAGGATACGTTTGAGCAATCGTGTGTAAAACGAACCAATACGGCGGACCCCATATTTCAGGAAGGAGCTTTTCCGAATCAATCATCGAAAATGAGGTAGGTATGAATGTATTTTGTATATAATTCGCATGCTGTTCTTCCATGAAAGGAAAGTATATAAACAATTGTGAATATAATAATGTAGAATAACCGTAGATTATGCAAAAACAATCCGACGCATATTGCAATAATTGTGGAAAATCGGGTCACTTATATCATCATTGTAAATTGCCCATTACAAGTAATGGGATAATCGCATTTCGGTTTGTGCAAAATGAACCTCAATATTTACTCATTCGTCGAAAGGATACGTTAGGACACATCGAT